ATCTGACTCATCCGGCAAGGACCTGAAACTTATTGCGGTTGCTTCTGCATGCTCGATGCCTTCATAAGCAACCCTTGAATAAAATTTCCCATGTTGATCCGAATGGTGGCAATCACCAACGGTAATAGCTGCGTCATATCGATGTCATCAAACATGATGGTGTTATTACGACAGACAACAGCACCGCCACGCTTTACCACCCCAAGGCATTTAAAAATGATGTAATTAACATCTTCCTCAGGCATTTGGGCAATTACATCCATTAAAGGAGAAAAAGCCTCTGCAAGCGGTTCCAGATCACTAAGATCAGCATCTACATCATTTTGTTCTGATGATTCTGTTTCTTCCTGATCATCTGCAATCTCATTCGACTTAAGAGCATTTTGTGCTTCGATTGCAGCAATCGTTTTAGTTAAATCACCTTTGGCCACTTCCGCAATAATCGGCATCAACTTAGGCACAATAGGCGCAATCTTTCGAGATACATGAAACTGATCGACCGCATTTAAGCGGCCGATCGAATAGTCAATTCCATTAATTTCCATAACCTAAACCTTTACTCGTATGTGCCTAATTTCATATCGACTTTGATTGAATCGAATACCCATTCCACGATGCCGCCGTCTTTTGCATTCACATAGTCTGGGACTTTCTTAAATGCACATTTAGTGGCTGTGTGGTTATCCCCTGAACCCTCATGATTCAGTGTGATTGTATTTTTCCCCCATTTCACCGAGCTATTTTTCTGCAAGTTATAGAGGTTCATTAACTTGGCGTTAGTAGGTGAGGTTTTAAGAAAACGAATAGTAACTTGACCAGAATTGTCGGCATGCAATGAATGCATCCCTTCACCATCCGCCCCAATGGTCATGGTGTTTTTGTCGCCCGCCATGGCAAAGGTAATGCCCTCATCTGAAATAGCAGCGCCATAACCCAAATCAATTACCGCGTCTGCACTGGTTAAGGTGCACTGGGTGTCCATAAAGCTGTACGTTGACATGTTTGCTCCTTAACGGTTTACAGCGACAAGAACATCGGCAAAGTGGGTTGCACCTGCCAATTTGATCGCAATCTGAAATACTGGCGCTTTGCGGGCTTCGCGCTCTGACTGGGCCTGATCATCTAAACTATTAGCAAAAACGTAATAAGCCTTAGGTAGGTAATCACCAGCTTCTAAAGCACCAAAGCTATCACCATTCCACTGTCCAGCACCAAGTAGCCCATTGGTCACACCTTGTTCGCACGCACGCTCAAGAACGCCGCACTGACGGTTCACGCCAGCACCTGTTTGCGGAATCTTGGTTGTATTGGTGTAATAAAGGTTCCATAAAGATGTCTCAAGATGGTTTTGCAACCAGTCCAGACCGTGGATCTCATCAAGGAATGAGCCATCACACATTACGCCTTCTTGCAGAATGGCCGTATCATTGTTGTAGCCAGCAAACACATTGCAGTGCTTGACTGATAGGGCCTTGGCCTCCCGTGTTTTTAGATCCTCTGCGGCAATGCCCGGCAGCTGCTTAAACTTCAGTGTGATCGTGGTGTTTGTGCCCATAAAATTGACACTGAAAGCGCGACCAAATAGAGATGCTGCCGCGTGCGGGTTGTCACTAGAGAAAATCGAGAATGTGCGGCGGTATTTTTTATTTGAAAGCTTGTAAGCAATATCTGCCACGCTTGTACCGACCAGTGTGTTTTCATCTTGCGTGGTATGTCCAAACAAGCGCACTGGGTCTGAGGCCTCAATCAATGATGCAACTGAATCCACTTCTGCGTCAGTTAAATCAACAGCGAAAGTTAAGCCATACCACTTTAGGGATTCTAGACATTCGGCCACCACGGACTCAGCTGTTTCTGGGTTCCCGCCAGCCTTATCCCAAAAACCGATATAGAGTGTGCGAGGCTTTGGAGATTGTCCAAAATATGCTTTAGCAGAGGCATACTCAGGATCATCAACACCATAATCCTCCGCAACTTCCGTGATGCTTGAATATTCTCGCATACGCTCAATGGTGTCGATCACACCACTGGTGGTGCCAAGAATCAACAAAGAGCCAAACGAGCGCGGGCCTGCCGCCAATGCAGCAAGACTAATGCTGACATTTACGACATTAGAAACAGGCAATGTCATGGATTACTCCTGATTTGAATTTATTGTTCCAGCATCCACAAACGACTTAACCACAAACGTGCGTAACGTTTTCCGCTTAAAGGCAGCGGTCAGGTCATATCGATGTACATACTGATTATTAAGAAAGTCAGGTGCGGTGATGAGCTCACCGACACTGATAAATTTGATTTTCTGCGCTTTGAGCTGCGCAATGTTTTGCGGAATGCCTAGACCATCTTTTAGGACGTTTGCGATCGACTGGCCATGATCACCATAGAACGATAAAAACAGCGTCAATTCTTCATGTCGAATTGAATCCATTGTTTCGTCTTTTTGGTCGAAGTATGGTCCATCATCAGGAACTATTGACTTTATGGTGAATGCACACCAGTCAACACCAATAGCAGGCATTGGCGGTGGTTCGGTTTGAAAGCGCGGCCGAACCATTGCACCTTGTAAAGATGTAATCCCAACAATAAAAGCCTGAAAGATATCCTCAAGATCTTGGTCATAAGCAGATCCGCCGCTGGGGGTGATATATCCCCCTGTAGCAGAATCACCCATGATTTACCCCAGTGGCTTAAGCTCACAAATTGCTTTTACGAAACCTCGGCCATAATGCAAATTATCCAATACTTGAGACACGATGTAGGTTTTACCCTGCCATACGATCTCATCTGCTTTGTTGTTGGTATCACCTTGTGTTAAGGCGAACTTGGTGTGAATGTTAATTGCGCCCTTGATTAATGTACCATCTGGGCGGCGATCCATGTTTAGGCCGCTATTGGTAGTCACTACACCAGCAAAGGTGGTTGATGTTGTGCTTTCTTGTGATCGACCATTGCCACCAGCGATGACAGCAGTGCGATTGCACACAATGTCCGTATCCATAAAATCAGGATCTAGAAGTACATCCGAGACATCAAGACGAGCCACGCTTCACCTCCTTATCTTTTTTCATGATGATGTACGTTACAGACTTGCGCAGCTGACCAGTATCAATCAGCGGTCGAACCAATCCATCTTCCGCAGGCCCTAATGCAACTTGCTTTAGGTATTTTTTAGCACCCTTGCGACCACGCTGGGCACGCGCTCGGATTGTTGCCATAGACAGCGGCGCAAACTCACCATTCACAAAATAAGCCCGAACTGAGTTCATAGCCACTGCACCTGCAGATTCAAGCAACATCATCATGCGCTTATGATTACCAGCCAAAGCAGCATCAACAGCTTTCACAAGTTTGTCTCCAACCACTTCCTGAACTTCCCCAACGCCCGGCACAAGGAATGCACGTGCAGGAATATTCATTGCTGGTGATCCTGTTTCCTGCAGATAGCCTATCTGGGCATTAGTGAGGCCATCACCATCGGTTCTAGCCTCACCATGTGGAATTCCCACAAGGACATCTACCTTAGATAATTCACCAACAGCCTGCAGAATATCGAGCAGACCATTGCCGGTCGCCTGAACTTTGCTGCTCATAGCTGAATACCTCCAGCACCAACCATCATCATGAGTTGATAGAACTGCAAACCAAATGTGGTCTGATTCCAATGACCTGCATCAGTATTTAAAATCCCCGACACATCCATGGACTTTGAAACACTATCGACGGACTTAGAAGTTTCATTCCCTGTAATTTTGCCAGCATCACCACCAATGGAAGATGCAAGCATTGAGCGTCTATACAGTGTGAGGTAGTGAGCAATAAAAAAGGTTAAACCCTCATCCCGCAAGTCACACCAGCGCCGATCATTCAGAAGCTTTAACCCAAGTTTCAAGTAGAAGTTGAATTGAAATGCCGGGTAATCCGATTCACTGGAAAACATCGGCATTGATTCGCGAAAATATGACTCACTTAGCATGATTACTTAGCCTTCCCATCCGCCGCAGCGGTTTGCTGGGCTTTGGTTAATTGCACTTTTAAATCAGAGATTTCCTTGTCTTTGATTTTTCCTGATTTTTCAAGCTCTGCAATCTTTTCATCCGCCGCAGCGGTTTGCGCTGCTAATGATTCGATTGCAGCGTTAGCCGCATCAAGAGCCACCTGAAGGCCATGTGAGTGTGTGTCACTGGCAGAAACTTCTTGCGCATGCGCTTTCACAAACCAGTGTTCTGCAACATCTTGCTCGACTTCTTGAAGCCCTGCCTGCAGTACAACTGTTTTTGCCTCCCCTTGGTCATCACGACCAAGGTTGACAGTTAGTTGTTTGGTTAAAAGGATTTGAACCATCTTAGGCATTTTTTTAACTCCTTATAGACCATCGGCATAGTACGCAGTTTCAGGATATACCCATTCAACAGCACCAAGTCGGCCGAAATATGTGGTCAATTGACGCAGGTCGCGATATTCAATCGGTGTGCGCTGCAATGGCACCAGTGGGAAACGAACGCGGTTTTCAGACTGCGTATAAGTCATCATGCGGTCAGTTCCACCTACGCCACGGCCAACACACCATTTCGATGGCTGAATATCCAACTCACGGCCATTCACTGAGTTTGCCAAGCTATTTGCTTTTAAGAATTCAAGAACAGAGATGTTGCCCGCTTCACTCACAATTCGAGATGTCAGCAAGCTGAATTGATTAGGCGGTAGCAATAGCTTGTCAGGACACACTGCGAAACCCGAAGCCAGCCAAGCATTATTTAAGATGAGGTTCACATCATCTAGAATTTCCTGCGGCGTGGCCGTTTTCCAATTCTTATTAACGTTGGTTGCTCCAACTTTTGAGGAGTTTAAAAGGCCTTCAACACCAATAATACCGTCACCGATATAGACTTGCTCATCAATATCCATCTGGTGCTTAAGCTGCAAACCCGATAGTTTTTGCGAATCCACAGGGCGTCCAACCGCTTGAGCAGATTCAAGCTCTGGAATTGTCCAGCCAACCTGCATTGCCCAAAGCGTCAGTGGCTGCGCTGTTTTACCAATATCTAAAGCAATGCCTGCAATAGCATCAGTGTTTTTTCCTACCCATGACTTGCCATTTGGTGATGCGCCACCAGCAGCAGCAAAAGTAGAGTTGGTGAATGATGATGTTTCGTCAGCAATCGACACATCAGAGCGCAAATCAATATCGCGCCCCCATGTCACACTAACAAGCGGATCATGCATGGTTTGATCTAGGCGCTCTAATTCGCCAAGTAAGAATGCGCCAGTGCTGTCAACAGTGCGAGAGTCAAACGTGCGCATCCCCATGCCGTTGTCGCGTGTGCGTGCGCGAATAGGGTTACCCAATGCTACGGCCTGCGCCATAGTTGTGGCTAAGAGTAATTTACTCATGTTTTTATATTCTCCAGACATAAAAAAAGACGCTTAAAGCGCCCTGATTTACATCAATTCAGTTTTAAATGTTGTAAGAGATTTCAACGTTGCCTTGCGCATCAGCTTCATGCATAAACATGGCATTCTTCAGTTCAATTGTGTTTGCGCCATCTGCAATCGCTTCAATACCACCGATCGGCTTAAGATCGGTGCCAGCATCAACACGCACAAATACCGAACCTGATTTTTTAGCATTACCAGCATTACAGCGAACCGTCATATAGCCGCGGCGTAATACATCATGCATGATGCCTGTTTGTGGCACTGCAGCACCAAGACCGTTCAAGGCAGACTGAGTTGGATATGAGCGAACAATAAGGCCGTAGGCATCGGTATCAGCAGCAGCCAGTGGCTCAAAACCGTCAGTAGTTAATTTGCCAAAAATACCGAATGCACCAAAACTACCTTTAGCCAAATGCGCTTCAATTGTTGAATGTGATTTACGACTCACATCACCTGGGATGCCTGATGGCATGCGGTATAAAATTGCATTACTCATGCTTATTTTCCTTTATTCCAAAATTCGCGGTTGCGTGCATTAATATCTGCTGGGGTTGGAGCAGATCGACCCCAGTCTTTGGTTGAGATACCAGATCGAACGCCTGCTGCGTTGTTTTGCTGCTTGATTAACTCGGATGCACCAATGAATGCAGTATCTACAGTGTGGGCAGGCATAGCATCAAAGTCAGTGTGGCTGCCAATAAATGGCGCAATCGCTGCCTGACCATCCTTTGTGGCAAAAGCTTGTTTTAATGCCATGCGTTTAGCCGCAAGCACCGCTTTACCATTATTTGCGCTATCAGTTGTTGGCAGCTTAATGCCAGGTGCTAAAATTTCCGCACGTGATAAAACCTGCTTAAGTGAATCACCTGTATGGTTTTGAACGCCTTCTTCTGATAATTTTGCAGCTGCTTCCGCTTTTAAAATATCGTCTTTGGTTTTTTCAGGATCATCGTCAGGATTGTCATCATCTTCAGTCTCCTTTTTAGGATCATCTGAATCTTTGGTTTTTTTCTCCTCCAAAGCACCAAGGCGAGAATCAACAGTACGCATAAGTTTCAACATTTCTTTTTGAAACTTAGAATCACCTGTTTTTGTACCAGTTTCCTCCTCAGGCTCTTCATCCTCGGTTTCAATATCAGGCGCTTCATCTTCAACCGCTTTAGCTAATTTCTCAGCCTCGTCAGCATCCTTTGTCTTAACTAGATTGCGGATACGATCAGCAAAACTAATTTTTTTCTTAGCCATAAAGCTATCTCCAATTTTACAACGTGACCCACACCGCCCTTTACCGACAACAGCAATGTGGTTTCCAAAAATATTTGTCTGAATCCCTTTGCCAACACTGATTTCAGTGTAGTCGGCGTCATAACCCAAAGAGATTTCAACCTTGTCAGCCATAATCGCATCGATCATGTCTTTATCTGTGATGAGTAGATCAGCCACCAAGCAATCAGAATCCACATCCTCACCACGGCGGACGTTATTGGCCGACCCTTTTGATAGGTCTTTCCAGTTATCAGGATTCACCCAATCATCAGGGTGATCGTCTGTAACTGGCTTTCCTTCAAAACTTGCGATCGTGCGCGGATCAAAAAGTACATCCTCGCCACGCTCAATAATGACTAGCCCTGTATTGTCCGCTGTGACTGGCACCTCACCATCGCCATACATCAACTTGCCGATACGCGCGACTGGTACATCACGACATAGCAAATAACCCTCAGGTGTAGTTTCACGCGTGCGACCGATCTGACCAGTCGTGTAGAAATTAGATCGATCTACGGTTGCCTTTGATTTAGGTTTCTTTTTAAACATAATTTACCTTTTGAATAGGCAATAAAAAACCACCGCTAGGGTGGTTTGTGTATATTTATCACTTGGGCATTGAAGACCACTGAATTATCTCTTCACACTCATCCAAATAATTTGCAATCTCAGCTGAATTTAAGTTACTAAGCCAAGTTCTTTTCCAAACAGAATCATCTTCATAAACATGCTCTAAATCTAGATACGCAGAATAAATCTTATTTCTACTTGTTTTGATAAGAACAGGGTCATCACTGTTTGGTAACTCATCTTTAACACTAATCCATTCAGCCATTATTCTAATCCTCTGGTATTACTGGTTCAGGATAACATCGGCAATTAATATCACAACCTGCATGCGCCCTGCGCCCTTTCTTTTTGTCCACTATTGGTGGTTCATCCCAAGGAATAAATTCCCCGTTTAGCTCTTTGTGCCGTTCTCGCACATCGCCATCCTCACTAGTGCGCCAGATATATCCACTAGACCCAAGGTTCTCAGCTCTAGCTTGAGTGAATAAACATGACGCTCGGCTGACTTCTGTGCGGGCAATCGTATTTGCTCTGGATTTAGTTACCCTACCAGTTGCCATAATTAAGCCTGCAATTTCACTTGCTCGACTCCCTTCAATGAGAGCGCGTGTAGATAAATCATGGACTCGCTGTGCTGCCTCCAAGGGTAGTGATGTAATCAATCGTACCTGATCATTTAGCAACTCTTGATATACCGCGCCAATATCAGTATTTCTAATCTGGTCACGTACACCACGCGATAAGTCCTGAGCATAGATAAGCCAAGTCTTCTCATCACGCAGAGCCACATCAGTCATAATCTTACCCGCAGCATTCTGTGCCCAGTGATGCAGCGTGCTTGAGTATTCATTT